AGCAAGAATTACTGAAGCGGGTCACTATAAGTTACAGCAAGACAAAGGTATTGACTTCAGTAACCAGACATCACTACCTGGCAAGACATATCAGATTCTTGATCACTACGAAGAAGGTTTCTATGATGCTACACCAGAGTTCGCATCAACAATCAGAGCTGGTATGACAACCACATCTACTGGTTACTACACCAAGGTAGGTAGAATGGTACATGTACATGCTAAGGTTACAGTTAACATCCAAGACGCATCATTGATTGGTGGTGTTCTTAAGTTCCCAATTCCTTTCCAACCCGCGTTATCTCATAGTGACGCACCAGTACAGTCAGTAGTAATGGATACATCATCCACACACTTCTTGAACACAGGACAAGCAATATTCTTAGACGACAGTAAAGATATGGTAGTAGCACACGCAGGATCTCAGAATCAGTGGATGGTACTCCAGATACGTAACGCTGATTATAAGAGATCAAGTGTCATTACCGCAGGAAACTGTGCTATTGGTACCGCTGCGTTATTCCTAGACTTTACTTATAGAGCTTCCTCATAATGTCATCTGCCCAAGACTTCTATCTTGGTAACCCCAACCTCAAAAAGGTTGGAACTGAAATTGAATTTACTCAAGACCAGATCCAAGAATACCTGAAATGCAAAGAAGATCCCGTCTACTTTGCTATGAATTATATCAAGATTATATCTCTTGATGAGGGTATAGTTCCATTTAAGATGTGGGACTTTCAACAGGAACTGATTAAGAACTTTCACGAGAACAGGTTTAATATAGCAAAACTTCCTAGACAGACTGGTAAGTCCACTACGTGTGTGTCTTACCTTTTACATTATGCACTGTTCAACGACAACGTGAACATTGGTATCCTAGCAAACAAGCTATCCACTGCTAGAGATCTACTCGGAAGACTACAACTTGCCTATGAACAACTCCCACTCTGGATGCAACAGGGAATCATAGCATGGAACAAGGGTAGCATGGAGTTAGAAAATGGATCAAAGATTCTCGCTGCATCTACTTCAGCATCTGCTGTGCGAGGTATGTCGTTTAACATCATCTTCCTCGATGAGTTTGCGTTTATACCTAACCATATTGCGGAGCAATTCTTTAGTTCCGTTTATCCTACTATTACTTCTGGTAAATCCACAAAAGTCATCATTATTTCCACGCCAAATGGAATGAATCATTTCTATAAGTTGTGGGTTGACGCACAGAAAGGTAGGAATGGATACGTCTGGACTGAAGTACACTGGTCAAAAGTGCCAGGTAGGGATGCTGCGTGGAAAGAAACCACCATTGCTAACACGTCAGTCAGACAGTTTACTCAAGAGTTTGACTGTGAGTTCCTAGGATCTGTTGACACACTCATAGCTGCTAGTAAGTTACGAACACTGACATATGATGATCCAATCCGCACCAATGGGTCACTAGATGTATATGAAAATCCTATACCTGAGAGAGATTATATAGTTACATGTGATATATCCCGTGGTTTAGCACAGGATTATAGTGCTTTCTGCGTGATAGACATATCACAAGCTCCGTGGAAACTCGTAGCAAAGTATAGAGATCATGAGATTAGACCTATGCTCCTACCAAATGTCATTGCTGATATAGCAAAGGCATATAATATGGCGTATGTATTGATAGAGGTAAATGATATAGGAGAGGCAGTCGCATCACAACTACACTATGATGTGGAGTATGAGAATGTACTCATGTGTGCTATGCGTGGTAGAGCAGGACAGATAGTTGGTACAGGATTTAGCGGAGGTAAGACACAGATGGGTGTCAAGATGAGTAAGACTGTGAAAGCACAGGGATGCTCAAACCTCAAGACACTGATAGAGGATGATAAACTAATTGTAAACGACTATAACATTGTATCTGAGCTGACTACATTCATACAAAACAAGCAATCATTTGAGGCAGACGAGGGATATAATGATGACCTTGTTATGTGTCTTGTTATCTTTGCGTGGTTGGTACAACAGGAATATTTTAAAGAACTAACAGATCAGGACATCCGTCGCAGGATCTACGAAGAGCAGAAGAATCAGATAGAACAAGACATGGCACCATTCGGTTTTATTCTCAACGGTGTAGATGATGAAGAGGTAGTGGTAGATGAGAAAGGAGATGTCTGGTCACTTGAGATGGACGGTAGTGACAGGGATACCTCTAAATGGAACTCAGACGAGTATGGTGACGTTTCATATATGTGGGAGTATCGGTAGAAAAGCTACTTTCCCTAAATATTTTTAGACAAATTGAAATTATTCATCAGGAGTACCAAGCATGGCTAGCACACTTCTCTCACCAGGAGTGGTAATTCAAGAGAGGGATTTGACCCTTGGCAATATTGAGACTGTAGAAGTTAACGTTGGGGCAATAGCGGGTGCCTTCGCAAAAGGACCAGTTAATAAACCAGTAAGAATCTCATCAGAATCAGAATTACTATCTACATTTGGTGAACCAAATGACAGCAACTTTGAAACATGGTTCGCTGCATCAAGTTTCCTCGCATACGGTGGTGTACTAGAAGTAGTACGTGCTAGCGGTGGATCACTCACAACAGCAAACGTAGGTGGCAGTTCCCTCGTTATTAATAGTGTAGAAGATTACGAAGGTGGGTACTATGATGGTACAGCATCTTGGGACTATGCTTCTAGATCTATTGGTGCTGTAGGTAACGCACTTAAAGTTGTAGCAATCGACGTAGGTGCTAATCAGCAGATCACACTTGCTAATTCATTAGCGGGTGGTGCTGTAGCAGGAGATCTACTAGAGAACACAACTTCCACAAAGTCCGCTTATATCCATAAGGTAGACGGAGTAAAGGTTGACCTTATCTGGGTAACTGGTGGTGCTTGGACTACAACTGACATTGTGAACGACGGTTCTTCACCTGACATCGCAATCAACGCAGTTGCTGACTGGTATGACTCACAAACTATCATGCCTGGCTTGAACTGGAATCAAGTGGCTCCCCGACCAGGTACATCTCAACACGTTGGTGATCGTGGTGGATCAAACGACGAGATGCACATTGTTGTAGTTGATGTTACTGGAGGAGTAACAGGTACACCTAACACAGTTCTTGAGAAGTTTCTATATGTCTCTAAAGCAAAAGATGGTAAATCATCTGAAGGATCTTTAGTATACTATCCAGAAGTTATTCTTAACACAAGTAACTACATCTACTGGGGTTCTCATGATAACGAGGACATCTGGGATGTAAGTGGTAACGCTTTAGTTGATTCAAGCAACTTTGGTGGAGACAGCACAACAGCATTTGATGTTCTTGGTGAGAAAGAATATACATTTACTGGTGGTGTAGATGACTTCACACTTACACAAGGTGAAATCATTTCTGGTTATGACTACTTTGCTGACACAGAAACAGTCATGGTTGACTACCTAATCATGGGTGGTGGCGGTGCTACTGAAACTGAGTCTAAGGCAAAGGCAAACAAACTAATAAGTATCGCAGGGAATAGAAAAGACTGTGTTGCGTTTATCTCTCCTGATAAGTCAAACGTAGTCGGAGTATCAGACAGTGCTACTCAGACATCTAACATAGTTGAGTTCTTTGACACCTTTGCGTCAACGTCTTACGCTGTCTTCGATAGTGGTTGGAAGTATCTTTATGACCGCTTCGCTGACAAGTATAGATGGGTACCATGTAACGGTGACGTTGCTGGCTTATGTGCTAGCACCACTGCTAACGGTGACCCATGGTTCTCTCCCGCAGGATTGAACCGAGGTGGAATTAGAAATGCTATCAAGTTAGCATATTCACCTAAGAAAACCGAAAGAGACGCTTTATATCAGAAGAGAATTAATCCTATCACATCTCTTCCTGGTCAAGGCATAGTGCTCTTCGGTGACAAAACAGCTCTCGCTTCACCATCCGCATTTGATCGCATCAACGTCCGTCGTCTCTTCCTCGTCATAGAGAAGACAATAGGAAATGCTGCGAAGGGAGTATTGTTTGAACTAAATGACGAATTTACTAGAAACAACTTCAACAATATCGTTGAACCTTATCTACGTGACATTCAAGCACGTCGTGGTATCACCGATTTCTTAGTTGTCTGTGATAGTTCCAACAACACAGGTGACGTTATAGACAGAAATGAGTTCGTTGCTGAGATTTACATCAAGCCTGCTCGTTCTATTAACTTCATCACACTAACCTTTGTTGCTACACGTACTGGCGTTAGCTTCGAGGAAGTAATCCCAAGGAGATCTTAAACAATGGCTGAAACCAAAGCACTGGGCGTATTAGAGTTCCAGACTAAAATTAAGGGAGCAGTTAGACCTAACCTGTTCTCTGTATCTCATGCATTCCCATCTGATATTGATGGTGGTGGACTAGAAACTTTCATGTGTAAGAGTGCTGCTCTTCCTGCATCTACTGTGGGAACTGTAGAACTACCTTTCCGTGGTAGAGTGATCAAGGTACCTGGCGACAGAACCTTTGAATCATGGACTGCTACATTCTATATGGATGATGCTTTCCAACTACGTGGTGCATACGAGAAGTGGATCGAAGCAACTAACACAGTTGACGCGAACACAGCATCTAAGTCAATAGCAGATATCCTAGAAGATATCACTGTGACACAGATGGATAAGTTCGGAGGTAAAGAAGGATCCTTCAAGAACATTCGTGAGTACAAACTCATTAAGGCATTCCCAGTATCAGTTTCACAGGTATCACTAGCATATGA